GACAGATTTTAATAAATCCCCCGCATTCATAGGAATTCTAAATTCACACATGCCACCGAAATCACCTTTGGAATGTAAATTTCTATATTCCTTTGCGAAATGTGCGTTTCGTTTTACGAATTTTGTAAAGTATGAATAATCATATTTAACGTCTACGTCACCAATCAACCCCATTACATGGAGGTTTATACGCCCTGTCGACATTACTACTATAACTTATTAATATTTTAAACCCGCTAATCCATGCGAAAATACAATCACATTATGACTCACGGCGTACACTCTAACCATGACATCATCATTTATATTCGACGGAATGGTGATTTTCATTTCTTTATGAATAATGCGACTCATGTTGACACTCCCCATAGGAAGTCCGGATATTGGGTTAAGAGAGAATGAATACGAACAATATTTACCGCCACCATCTAAAGCATTTCCAGATGGGGATGATTCATGATTATCCAGTGATTGCTTGTAACACAAAAATAAATTATCTCGATCGAACACGACGCTATTATTGAACTTTAAAATGATATTTTCTATATCCACAAAGTCACGTCTATCCGATGCACGATGAGCGATGAAAAATAATTCACTGACAGGGTTTTTGAAATTCAGTAACACATTCTTATTCGAAACACCCTGGGGAATTTTAATTTCGGAAACCTGTATCTGTTGAATGTTATGACTCACCGGTGAACTCTGTATAAATGACGACTCGTCTGTTCCTGTGTGAATATACGAGATATTGAGAGCCGTTTCGAACAATTCGGATTTGTAGTACTGGTCTTCAAAATCTCTAAGTTTAATCGTGATCCTAATACTTTGTTTTCTTAATGCACAACACGGTATAGCCAGTTCGTTGATATTGTGGAAGTACAGTGGTATGTCAAGAAATAAAGGATTATCCTCTGCACTACTCGTCTGTCGAAAATCTTGTCGAACATTATTAGAACCGTGACCATACAAAAATTCATATGACGATATATCACGTGCATGACTTTGATGATAGATAGCTATGTATTCCCCAGTTAGTTTTTGAATAGATTGTTCCCCAATGAACAGTTCGACATATTCTATGAGGTTATTAGTCACAAATGATTTGATGTGACTACTAGGTACACTCACAAATTTTTGTCGCAACTCACACTTCAAACACACTCGATTTATAAAATCTCCTACATCTGTTGGTATTCTAAATGACATGAGAGAACCAAACGTACTCGGAGTTTCTGATCCTACAGGTACTAACGATTCATAAAATGGTGTATGTTGTTTATAGGTACTTATAAAATGACTTTGTGTTGGATTTCCAGTTATGAACATGTCTTGAACGCCACTTGCAGTTAATAGCAACATGTATATCTATAACAGAGTTTTTTTAATACACAACATTCATGAATCCATTATTAAAATCAAAACGGGTATATGCTGTGTGATAGACGTGCATCTCGTATGTTTTAGTTAAATCCAGAAATTTATGTAGGGTTGTTTCTATGAAACTTTTGTCTGATATGGTTTTTCTGAAATCCAAAATCCCTGATTGTTGTTGTTTAGATGGGTACAACGAAAGATTGTATGTATAAATATGCGTTACTGGTGTGTTTAAACCACCTTTGTATGGGGTGTAATATTTGAAGTAGCGGTGATTTTGATCTCCTGTTACAGTCTGAACGGATTCACCATTGAGATAAATTTTTATTCTATCGATAAGTTCAAAATTTTTCCCGTCAACACTCCGAAATGGGTTGGGATTGCTTGTGAAATTGTATCTTAGTTTGTATTTACTTGAATCATCTTCATTCTCAAACTCTGAATTTCTATAAAACCAGTGAAATATTTTTATTGGTTTGTCTGATGAGAAATTCAACTTGAAATCTCTTCTATTCAATTCCGATGACCGTTGAAGATGTTTCGATACGGTATCGGTTTCATATGAATATGAGGAAGATGAGAGGTACAGTCTTTCTTCTGGTTCGATTTGTATCTCTTCTGTTATGATTGTAAATTCTGGTAACGTTAAATTACTCGAAAAATCAGTAAAAAACGACTGTTTGTGAAATTTGATTTCAAATATTATTTTTTGTTTATTGATTGAACACAGTGGAAAATACTGTCTATTTTCCGAACGGTCGTATTTTCTAGAGAAAAAAAAGTGAATCGGAATGAGCAATTCTCGATTAAGAAAACCCAGATTTCCTCCTTTTGTCGCAAAATATGTATAATTAAAACCGGCATTTGTATTTAATTGATTCGCTTCTCGTTGTGTATCGCTCAGGTATAACTCATTATAGATAAAATTCCAGTCATCTGTAAGTTCTTCCAATTTTACTCCGTCGACATACATTGTGATACTGTTAATGATATGTAACGAAAGTTGATCAGGATAATTCGTCGTGGTATTTAAATTTGGCATCTTCAATTTAATCCACATGTCACTCAACAAATCACCCATTTGGTTAGGGTTAAATTCAACTTTTACTGTTTTACCGAAAGGCCAATTCGCATCTGCGTCCATTTTGGTCACAGTTTTACATCTATGAAGTTTTGTAAAGTTTGAATATTGGTTTAATTCGTATTTAAATAGGGAATCTTCTGGGTCTTTGGAAAGCAGGTGTGTATCCTGCATTCCAATAGCCTTGAGGGAAATTTTAGCAGCCTCACCCATATCTACTTACTGCTCACATATTTTTAATATCATTCTTCCACATCGTAATGTGACTTGTCTTCAACATCTTCTCTAGATCATCCTTCGCCTGTTTCGCTTCATCTAGCAGAGCCTTGACGCGCTCTTCAGTATACTCAACCGTCTTCGTGTTGAGGAGGTAGTCTAAGTTTCCATCAATCTTGGGGAAGATCGAAGACATCTCCGCCTCCAACTCCACCTTCTTTCTTTTGAACACTACCAACTTCCCCTCAATCACCATCGAGACAAACTTTGATTTATGGTCACACATCTCTGCTCGCTTCTCGAGTACATCGATGAGGTGTGCCTTCCGCTTCTTGTAGTGCTCGAGGCGCAACTCCACAAAATCCTTCAAGATTTCCTCGGGACTTGAGTACTTGTGAATACCCTTGGTAGGGTGGAACAGATGCATATTGGAGACACGGAAGGTCTTCCTCAACTTGAGGTCCTTGAGGAGATCTTTACCTGCATAGTCCATGATTTCAAAGTGGACATCTTCGGTGGTTGAGTTATTGACGAATCCTCCAATCAGTTTCTTCTCTACGAGACCATCTAGGTACTCTTTGTAATCCTGTGTCCAGCGACCTGGTGGTAACTCGGTCACGACGATATTCCTTCCAGACCAATTCCACACACCTTCCATCATCCAAGTATCCTCCTCTTTGTGAACAACCCCCTTGAAACCCCTAAACCAAGGTCGCATGGGAACAATTTCATCACCACTCAAAATCCGCTTAATATTGTCCTTGATGTCATCTGGTTTGAATGGGGGTACATAGCAACTGAACCCCGTACCAATACCCTCTGTACCATTCACGAGGACCATTGGGAGAGTGGGCATGTAAAAGTCAGGTTCGATTGGGCGACCATCATCATCGAGGTAGTTGAGGATGGCATCGTCTTTGGGATCAAAGATCTTTCGTGCATCCTTGGTCAACTTTGTGAAGATGTACCTCGTCTGAGACGCATCCTTTCCACCCATAAGCCTGGTTCCAAACTGACCACAAGGTTCCAAAAGGTTGATGTTGTTCGAACCTGTGTAGTCATTCGCCAACTTTACGATCGTATCCGCTAGGGAAACTTCACCGTGATGGTAAGCACTTTTTTCAGCCACAAATGCCGCCAGCTGTGCAACTTTCATCTCATCCTTGAGGTTCTTCTTGAAGCACGCGTACATAACTTTGCGTTGCGATGGTTTGAGACCGTCAGCCATATGCGCAATAGACCGCTTGAGATCCGCAAGACTGAAGTTCACTAGGTCTTTGTGTACAAAGTCAGTGATGTCCAATTGTTTCACATTTCCGTATGGAACTTCAAGTTGATCAGCATCCTTCGCTGTGTTCTCTAGAAGCCAAGACTTCCTAGCATCAGCCTTCTTTTTATCAAAAGCGAGGACGATAGAATCATCAGTCATCGTATCCATATCGAACTTTACAGTGAGGTCTTGAATCTTCTTGAAATACTCACGCGCCTCAGCACTCGTAGAAGTACCCAAACCCTTGTAGTACTTAATCTTCCAACCCTGTTTTCCGTCACCATACCAGGTACGGAAAGCGGAGTCTGTATAGAAGGACTTGGTTTGTGAACCCTTGGTTGCTTTGATGATTGGGGTCACCATCGAAACCACAAAGTTCAACTTGAGGAGACTGGGCCAGAAGTAATGGATCATATTGAGGATGAGACCCTTGATATGGGATCCATCATTATCTGCGTCTGTCATAATCATCAA